TAAAATGTCCGTATCATCCATCATGGTTTCTTTTTAGTTAAAACTTTTATACCTTTACCATCAAGATAGTATCCTTCTAACTCTTCCTTATCTTTATCTATTTTTTTACCAAATATTATTTCAAAATTTTTTTTATATAAATCATTACTCGGTCTAGACTTACCATCATATTGAAATTTCTTTTTCATAGCTTTCTTTTTAACTCCTCTAAGTATTGTGCGTTTTCTTGATTACTTAATAATTGTTCACGTTCAATGTTTTGTTTATCTCTAAGTATCTTAACATGTTTACGCCAGGCCCATGCATTAAGCTGACCTGCATACTTCATTATAAAATGTAAACCATTGTATATATATTTATCAAACATTTTTCCTTTCAAAGGGTACAACGTTAGTCATATCCGTTTTCTTAACTTGTTTATCTCGTTTACTTGGCATCACATCTAACACTTCTTTAGTATCTAGATCTACAAAAATTAATTGTACATCAAGTTCCTTTTGTTTTTTAGTCTGTGCTCTATTAACCTTGTAACCGTTTTTAGTTCGTAAACTTATAGCTTTTACATCAATCAATATAACGTCTCCCATGCCATCCTCATCAATCAACACTAGATCAACTGGACCATGTTGTGACATATTACGGTGTACAGAATATCCTAAATTAATAAAATATTCAGCAGCAATCAGTTCAGCACGATCGCCTTTTATATGTTTACTGTGAGCCATTTTTCACCACCATTCTAATTACCGTTAACGGGTTGGGAGTTATATCCCTAGTGCAACTTGACATCATCATCTGCAGCATAATGAGCATCAACATAAGACTCAATAATTTCGGACTCATCCACATAAAACTCTCCTTGACTTTCACAGTCCCAACATTGATGTATGTTAGTCTCTTTATAATTGTCTACAATCTTAATAAAACCGTTGCCCTTACAATTAGGACAAATGATTTTATGCCTAATCTTTTTTAATTTTGCCATTTAGTTTCTTCGCTTTCTCATTTGCAATTGATTCAATGGTTTTGCTGATCGATAATGTTGCATCGGGCAATAATACCTTCGACAAACTTATCAATGTCTTGTATGTTTCATGTGTTAAAGAAACATTTCTATATTTAGTTATATCAGTCATTTGACTTCCTTTCATTTAATTGTGAGCAATATATAGGATTATCAGGAGATTTGTCAAGTATGAAAATTACATTATTATTAATTATTTGTTCACAAGTAGCGGGCACTTGTTTAGAACCTTACGAGTGGCCTGATCAATTTAATACACAGTATGACTGCTTGATGTTTGGTTACGAAGAATCATTAAAAAAAATGACAGAGATAGGACGAACAGATGTTAATCAATATAACATGTTTGTTAAGTTTCATTGCACTGCACAGAATACTATTTGATATTGTGGCCGAAATGTGTTATAGCAACATTATCTCACCACAATAACCTATCCTTGTTTCCCTCTTTAGGATAGGTCTATCTACACATACAACCGATTAGACTACCACTACCATCATTCATGATGTGTAGGTTTAGTGTGTCTACGTACCCGGTTAACTTTGCTCGAAGTATCTCGCATAGGTCCATGCACTTTACTGGTTCCAATAAAGATATATGTTCCATCATCTGCTTTGATACAGGAATTAATCGATAGAGTCCGTCGTCTAAAATTATCAGTTCCATTAATCTTCTTTTGAGTCAAAGTTCCGTGTTCCGTGGGCTATGATCTTTTTTATACCAGGTCCTTGCAACTCTATTGTTGCATAAGAAGACCATGATTTACGTATCAGGTTTAATTCTAATACAAGATTAGACCATTGTTTTTGTGTTATGTCTTTACTTATTATAGTTAGTTTTTTTTCTTTCATGACTACAAACTAGGATATTTTGGGATAA